ATAATTCATTTGTATGGGTAACATTAGGATGTTTTGGTATTAGTTCTTTTGAAAAAGTAAAAAAGAAATAGTATGTTAGGTAACTTATTATCAGGTGGCGCTGCAGATCTTGTTAAAGGAGTAGGTGGAGTTATAGATGACTTACACACTTCTGAAGAAGAGAGAATGGCTGCCGAGCAAAAAATAAAAGAATTAATTGCTAACTACGAGGTTGAGATGGAAAAAAACATTACATCTCGTTGGGAGGCAGATTTAAAATCAGATTCATGGCTTAGTAAAAACGTTAGGCCAATGGTTTTGATATTTTTAATAGTATGCACCATGCTATTAATATTTATAGATGCTGGTGCAATAAAATTTAACGTAAAAGATTCTTATATAGATCTTTTGCAAATGGTATTAATAACTGTGATTGGCGCTTATTTTGGTGGCCGATCATTTGAAAAAGTAAAAAAATAAAATTATGGGACAAAATTCAACAGATGTAGCTTATGGTTTTGGTCAATTTGGATCTACATTTTTAAAAGGCGATGGCGCTAAACTTCTTTTAACAGCGTCAACAGCTAAGTATTATGTTTGCGCTATTACAATGATAACAGATGTTACTTTTCAAGCTTTAGAATCTCTCGATGGTGGTGTTAACATGGGTATGGGTGATACTGCTTTTGTAGGAACTGATGTACTAGCAATAGACACTATGTGGAACGCGGCTGCAGCAGATACAACAAATGAAACCGATGAAGATGCTGATGCAATTGCCACAGCAGATACATTTCCAAAAGGTGTAACTATATACGGTATGTGGGACAATGTAGAGTTAAATTCTGGGTCTGCCGTAGTATATGTAGCTCCGAGACCAGATTATAGAAACAGAGCGTAATGTTAGGACTAGGAAATAGTATAATTCACAGTGGCGTTACAGAAGTTCCTTTTCCGCTAACGGTTAGCAGCTCTAGCATACAGCTTTGGCTTAGAAGTGGTGTTGGCCAAACCGCAGCTCAGTGGGATGATTCATCTGGTAACGATAACCACGCGGTACAATCCGCAAGTGGTAATCGACCAACTCCTAATACTGTTAACGGCCTAGGCGCTATGCAATTTCAAGAAAGTCAAAGTGATCACATGGATTTAAGTGAAAATATTACAGCAGATACGCGTGCTGGTTTAAATATATTTATAGTTATGCAGCTTGCTAGTGTCACTCAAAACAGTATTTTTGGTAGAACTGGAGAAACTGAAGATTTTTTAGAAATTCAAAGTCACAAGCAGTTAAGGCTTACTTTTGATGATACTACTGCTGAAAAAATTGTTTACGCAAACAACTCGCTTGGTAATGCTTCAAGCCCATTTAAAGCGTTGTATCATTTTGAAAGAACTTCTGGTGCCAACTCTGGAAGTGGAATTAATGCCCTTATAAAAACAAGAATTGATGGATCAGATTTGGCGGTTAGTTCGTTGCCATCTGGTTCTGATGGTTATGATGATGGAGCTGTAACTATTAACGCTATTGGCTCTAGAAATAACGATAGATTTTTAGATGCCAACGTATTTGATGTTTTAATATATAGAAACAATACTGGCTCTATGAGCGTTAGTGATATAGCTGGTATAGAAAACTACTTGATAGATTTCCACGGATTATAAAAATAAATTAACTTAAATTAAATAAAATTATGGCAACAACAAAATTAAAAGGTACAAGTAAAAAACTAAAAGAACTTAAAGGTATTAAACCTGAAAAAATAACTGACGAGCAGTTAGAAAAAGTTCAAGATACAGTTAACAATATAAATAGATCTCAACTAGAAATAGGATCTATGGAAGTTAAAAAGCATGAGCTCATGCATAATATAGCTGGTCTTAGAGATGAATTAACTCTATTGCAAACTGAGTTTGAAAAAGAATATGGCACTTTTGATATCAATATTAACGATGGCACTATAAATTACGAAAAAGAAAATGGCGAAGTTAATAAGGAAGATTAGTGTAGGTAAAGACTACAAAAACGATGCTATGCATTATGCTGTTGGTCAAGAGGTTTATGGTGGGCATACTATTTGTGATATAGTAGAAGAAGATGATAAGTATTCTATTTATATTAAAAAGAAAAAAGATGTACTACCTTGGAAAGACTTTAATAAAAACATGGCGGTATCTGTAGAGTATAATTTAGAGTACTAATGAAAAGCGTTTACAACTTTGTTGTAACGCCAAAAGGAGAAAGATATAATAATACAAAAAAAGTTGGTGATTCAGAGTTAATTATTAATACTGAAATTTATAACCATCAATATGTTAATAGAGAAGCTATTGTTATATCAACACCTATAATTGGTGATACAAATATAAAGCCTGGTGATACCGTCGTAGTACATCACAATGTTTTTCGTAGGTGGCATGATGTAAAAGGAAAAGAAAGAAATAGTAAAGCTTATTTCAATGAGTCTACTTATTTTATAAACCACGATCAAATCTTTTTATATAAAAGAGACAAAGAGTGGATAGCTCCAAAAGGTTATTGTTTTGTAAAACCTTTAAAAGCAATAGATCAGTTTAATATTGAATCTGAAAAACCTTTACAAGGTATTGTTAAATATTCAGATGGTACAGTAAAGGTTAATGACTTAGTTGGTTTTACACCAAACAGTCAGTACGAGTTTATCGTTGATGGCGAAAGACTATATCGAGTTTTATCTAATTTTATTACAATCAAATATGAATATCAAGGAAACGAAAAAGAATATAATCCAAGCTGGGCATAAGGCAGTTGAAGAGCTGATTAAAGTGGCAAAGGAAGCAATCGTAGATTCAGACGATGATATATCAGCAGATAGACTTAAAAATGCAGCGGCTACTAAAAAACTAGCTATATTTGACGCATTTGAGATACTTAACAGAATCCAAGAAGAAGAAAACCTGCTTGAGGGAAAAACACCTGAAGAGAGAAAGAAAACGACTTTTAAAGGATTCGCAGAAGGTAGATCTAAGTAATGTACGAGCAAAATTTAGTTAAAACAGTTGAGCCAGTTAAAAAAACTACTATTAGTAGACTTAACAAAGGCAAAAAGTGGAAATACGGCTATGATAAAGAACATGATTTAATTGTATTATCTCGCAGCGGACAAATAGGAGAGATTATAGAAATACAAAATTTAGTAATAGCATTACCCAAAGCGCCTAAAAACGTATATAAACACAAAAAAAATAAATGGGTTAAGTTTGAACAACCTAAAGAACTAGAGCGTTTAAAGAATATATTTGACTGGAGATCATATCCTGATGATCAAAAAGAGCAGTGGTATGATTATATAGACGAAGAGTTTAAAAGAAGAGATGAAGGGTTTTGGTTTACTAATAATGGAAAACCAACATATATAACAGGTACTCATTATATGTATCTACAATGGAGTAAAATAGATGTTGGTGCTCCTGACTTTAGAGAAGCAAATAGATTGTTCTTTATATTTTGGGAGGCTTGTAAAGCAGATAAACGATGTTACGGTATGTGCTACCTAAAGAACAGAAGATCTGGATTTTCATTTATGTCATCTGCAGAAACGGTTAATTTAGCTACTCTTGCGAGTGATAGTAGATATGGTATACTTTCTAAAACAGGTGCAGATGCAAAAAAAATGTTTACAGATAAAGTTGTACCTATATCAATTAATTATCCATTTTTTTTTAAACCTGTACAAGATGGTATGGACCGCCCAAAGTCAGAATTAGCTTATAGAGTACCTGCTAGTAAGTTTACAAGAAAAAAAATTACAGCTAATGAAAAGCTGGAAGATATACAAGGATTAGACACGACTATTGATTGGAAGAATACTGGAGATAATAGTTATGACGGTGAAAAATTAGCTTTATTAGTACACGATGAAAGTGGTAAGTGGGAAAGACCAGATAATATATTAAACAACTGGCGTGTTACAAAAACATGCCTAAGACTAGGTAGTAGAATAGTAGGTAAATGTATGATGGGCTCAACTTCCAACGCCCTAGATAAAGGTGGAGATAACTTCAAAAAACTATATAATGCATCAGATGTCACTAAGCGAAATAGAAATGGTCAGACAAAATCTGGTCTATACTCTTTGTTTATCCCAATGGAATGGAACTACGAAGGATTTATTGACGAGCACGGAATTCCAGTATTCACTACTCCTGACGTCGATGTGTTCGCCCCAGATGG